CGCGAATAGTTTAGCGAGTGCTTTCGCTTCGTTGCCGACAAAGGCGACGATTTTGCCCGGTTCGCCGGCGATTGCTGCGAGTACTTTGCCTACGCCTGTTTTTGTTTTGGTTGGGGTTGCCGGAGCGGGTGGAGTTGGTGTTTGTTGATCTGACATGATGGGTTAAATTTAAATGATTTGTCTTTTACTGCCAAATCCGCAAGCCTTGTGAGCGTTGCGGTTTGTGCAGACAAGCCCCTATGTATGCTTGCGTTGCGGCTTCTTTACGGCTTTTTCACCGTTGGTTTTACCACTTTGTTCTTATTCGCTTCGCCTCGAATAGCCGTGTACTTCCCGCTCAAAATACCCATGCTTTGGTTATAAACGCTGTCGAGTTTGTCGCGGAGTAAAGCATCCAGGTGCAACCCGTGAAGTTGCTGCTGAATAATCGTTGAGTTGCGCGAGATTGTTTTTATCTCATTAGAATCAATTTGAGTCGTTTGCGCCTTTAATGTACGCGCGCAAAGGGCGAATAGGGAAAGTAAAAGGATTTTTTTCATTTTATTATTTTGTTTTTGGGTAAGCGTAAACGGCTGTGCTGTCGTTCAGCCATTTTAGTTGTTTGCGTTTGATATGAATGATGTATTTGTCTTTGGTTTTTTCCGGGTTGTCTACCGACCAGGTAGGCCGATTTTCGCCGGAAAATGTAACCCAGTGATAAGTAAATAGCTTGTAAGGCGCCACGCCTATCATAGGTGAGCCGGTTGACAAGTCTAACGAGCCTGTCTTTGCCCAAGATATTTTAGTGGTGTCGCAGTCGGGAACCTTTTGCGCCATCGCGAAATACCAGCAAGTCGGAAATAACGCAATAAGAATAAGTTGAAAAATAAGTTTTTTCATTTTATTAATTTAAGTGTACGGATGCAGCCGAAAACTATCGGGGCGCAAATTAGATATGTGATTACTACTATCATGCAGTTTCTTTTTGATATTTAATATCGTTGTATATCTGAACCTCGGTAACCTTAAATTTTTTGGCAAGATTATAAACCAAAATTGAAACGGGCATGTATTTTGTTTTGTCCCCGGTTTCTTTACCGGCTTCATTGTCAAGATACGCGCTATATACATAAGTGCGGCGCGCCTGGATTTCTTTTTGTTTATTACTTAATTCCATGACAACAAATGTAAAAACAATAAATTTAAAAACCTAATAAATTTTTTACTAAACTTTTTTATTAAATAAATTTGGTAGTTTCAATTATTGTTCTTACTATTGTGGTGTCAATACAGACAAACAAAAATTTGCAAAACATGAAAACTCTAACAATTTTAAAAGTAAACCTGCAAGAGGGCTTAATCTTAGATAACGGTCGTGTAATAGGCTGTTATTCACACTGGAATAAAGTGGTTGCCTTTACCGATTGCTGCGTGGATTATGAACTTCCTGTAGAATTTGAAACATATGAGCTACTTATTAATTGGACGGACAGTATCGCGCTATCTGTTTGGACAGATGACGGTCATAAGAACTTACACGATTTTAAAGAAATTGTTAAAAAGATAAAGAATAAAACCACTGCATAGGTTTACTGCAAATTTTCCTCGCAGTAACTCGGCCCCGCCTCTGAAAAGTGTGCGGGGTTTTGAGGTGCCGGGATGTTCCGGTTTAAAAAATTTGCAATGAAACTTACCTTCAATCAAAAACAGCTAATCGCCTTTGGAATATTGGCATTAGTTTTAACCGGCGCAATCGCGCTGATGGCAATTAACGGAATTATTCACTTTGATACCTATTAAAATGACAACTCCATCACCACGCGTTATCGCAGGAACAAACGGAACGGTACAAGGATTGAACGCCTTGAAAGCATCCTTAGAACGCGGAAACACATTGATCGAAGCTGCGCAAAATAAGTTAGATGCAACCAAAGTAGCACCCGATACATTTACAATCCACCGCTATCAACTTGAAAATATGTATCACAGCTTCAAGCACACATACGAGCCGATCTTTGGCGGACAGGATAAAAAGGACGGGTATAACCTGGCAAATACGATTGCCTTTAATGCGTTTAAGATATTCTTTCAGAATGAATTGAACGCATTGGGGCTTGACACAACCCGCGAGTTATGAAATCCCGCCTAATCCAATCAACCGCGATCCCGCACGTTAGACTTAGCTTTAACAGGTGGGCGTTGTATATCAGGAAAGAAGTTTTAAAAACGCAAGGAAAATAATGGAAGTTAACCGATGCAATTCCGCATCCCTCAAACGAAAAATAAAAAATGGCAACAGAAGAAAAAATCCCCTGGCGCAAAAACCTGGACAAGCGGTATATTAGCGGGGAAGATTTATTATCAGGTGAAGCAATGGGCAAAGGACTACGCCCTGAAATGGTAGTCACAATGGCTAAGTTTAACGATGCTCCTGCATTTGACCAGTCTAAGCAGCAGGAAGTTACCAAAACGGCTATCTGGTTAAATGAATATCCATCAGGCAAGCCGTTATATAAGCCGGTTTTACTAAACGTGGCTAACGGCGAATTTCTATCAAAAGAGATCGGCAACAACTCACTTTATATTACCGACTTCGATCACACTAAGCCGTTTGTATTGTGGGCGATGCCCGATAAACGACACGGACATGTTGCCCGGTTTAAGAAATACTACCCGCCAGCAACAGCAACCGATACAACTGCAATAGCTTCATTAAGCGAGGCTAAGTCATTATCTGAATTGGGCGAAAGATGGGCGGCATTATCGGCGGAAGAAAAGAAACTACCGACCGTCCTCGCTAAAAAAGAAGAATTGAAGAAAACCTTAACACCGGCATAAAATGGCAAAGATATTTTACTTTGATACCGAAACAACGGGTGTTAAGCATTGGAAAAATGGCATACATCAAATTAGCGGTGCTATTGAGATTGATGGTGAAATCAAAGAATATTTTGATTTGAAAATTCAACCCTATAAGGACGCTGTCATAGAAGATGAAGCATTAGCGGTTTCGGGTATTACGCGTGAGCAAATTGCCTCATATATGACATTTAAAGAGGGATACAACAGGGTTGTCGAATTGGTTTGTAAATATGTTGACCGTTTCAATAAAAAGGATAAATTTTTCCTTTGCGGATACAATAATTGCTCATTCGATAATCAATTTTTCAGGGCTTTTTTTGTTCAAAATTTGGATAATTATTTCGGCTCCTACTTTTGGAGTAGCTCAATCGATGTGATGGTTTTAGCCAGTCAAAAACTCATGAATGACCGTCATTTAATGATAGACTTTAAACAATCAACCGTTGCCAAACATTTAGGCATTGAGGTTGACGAAACAAGGCTACATGATGCCGAATATGATGTCAACTTATTAATTAAAATCTATAAACTTATCCCATGAAAGTCCACTACGACCTAATCCAAATGACGCCTGAATGGCATCAAATCAAATACCGCAAAATTGGCAGTTCAACATCGAAGGGACTATTTGTCGCCTCCGATACATTACTACTCGAATTACTCGCCGAACATACCGAGCCGTTCCAAATCGAGGAAGATTATTACGTTTCGAAAGATATGCAGCGCGGGATTGATCTCGAGCCGTTACACCGTGCAGAAATGGAAAAGTATATCGGCGTTAAGCTATTGCAACCCGGATGGCTGCAATGCGAAGAAATACCATTACTGGGGATAAGCCCGGACGGTATCAGCGAAGATTTAACCATTTCCTGGGAAGGTAAATGCCCCGGTGCGAAACGGCATATCGAAACGGCTTATACCTCGCGTATTCCAAGTGATAATATCCACCAATGCCTGCACTACTTTACGGTTAATCCGTTGTTGGAACGACACTACTTCAGTTCTTTCCGGCCCGAAAGCGACTACCCGTTACTGCCTTTTGAGATCACGCGGGAAACGCTGATCGATTTGGGGACTAAGGCGAAACCAAATGTAAAAAAGGTGCAGGAATGGGTTTTACTCGCTAAAAAAGAAGCCCTAATTTTGGAGGCCAATATTGAGATTGCGTTAAATAATTTGAAAAAGATATGATATTGATAAGTGTAAAAAGCGAGGTTGTCGATGATAGGCAGCAATTTCAAACCGATGCCGCGGCGATGAAATATCTGTTAACAATAAACAGGTTACATCATGCACACCGCGCAAAGATAGCGGGTCCTAAGCCTAAAAAAATATGGTTCAGAACTGGGATAAGGGCGATTAGCAATCAAAGGTTTAGAAAGGCTATGGATGATTATAATTTTACAATGTCATCCTGCATCAATTTACGTATCGAAATAATCAACACAAAATTTAACCAACTGAATTTACAGCTAAAATAATGACAAAACCAACCACCACCCCCCAATCCCGCCAGTTCCAAATCCAGCAAAGCGAACTAAACCGCGCTTTGCAGATTTGCGGCCGCGCACTCGATACGAATAATATCCTGCCAATTAACTCGATGTTTTTATTCGATCTGAAACCAAACGTCCTAACCATATCGGCGTGCAATATGTATCAGTCGATATCAACCTCGCTAAACTTAAGTAACGAATTATCGTTCAGCATAGCGATACCGGGTAATAAGCTGAAAGACTATATCGCGAAATGCAAGCCGGAATTGCTGGTATTTACGATTAATGAACATGTGACACTGCCAACCGAAACGGCGCCGGAAACAGTTTCCTACTCCGTCACCATCGCATCCGGCTCCAATCCGAAAAACAATTGCAACATGCCATGCGAACCGGGCGAAAACTTCCCGGTAATAAAAAATACGCCAACCGCTGAATTTGAATTACCCGCAGCTGATTTTCTCGAAGCGTTATATAAAACGATGTTCGCAATTTCGGATGACCAATTGCGGCCAAGCGCGACGGGGTTAAACGTTGAGATTACAGGTAAAAAAATTACCTACACCGGCTTGAATTTCAACATGTGTTCTACTTATGCATATCCGGTCGAAAATTTACCCGATACCGAAATAATTATTCCGAAAAAGTCGCTTCAGCTAATTCAATCGCTTAGTCCGACCGGGCAACTTAGCATTATTGTCGGCGATGCAATTACGATTAGCTTTAACGGCATTGAAACCAGGTCGAGGCTGATTGATGAAAAATACCCGGATTATAAATCGGTGATGCCGACCGGCAATAATATTAATTTCGTAACGTCACGGCCCGACCTGTTAGCCTCGCTAAAACGGATTATGCCATTTCGTGATTTTGGCAAGTTGGTGAAACTTAACATATCAACCGCATCAATCGAGCTTATCGCCGAAAACATCGACTTTTCCGAAGAAGCTAAAGAGGAAATACCGGGTGCACTGCCTGATGGATCACCGATACTGATCGGGCTGAACGGCGACTACCTGCTCGATTTGCTCAACTCGTTTACGGAAAGCGAGATTTGGTTTAATATGAGTGCGCCAAACAAGGCAATTACCTGCACCGATGGGAGTATATATGTGGAGAGTAGTAAGGAAAATTTAGTTTTACTCATGCCGTTGCTTATATGAGTTCGTATAGCGAGTTTTTAGCAAAAAAAACACACTCATCCCAAAACTTCGGGATAAACCCGTTGTGGCTGCCTAATTTTGTTTTTGACTTTCAAAATTTCGTAAACGAAAAATTGATATTAAAAGGGCGCGGCGCCGGTTTCCTTGATACGGGATTGGGTAAAACCTTGATTGAGCTTATAATAGCGACAAATTACATCAGGTCCACCAATAAGCGCACATTAATCATTTGCCCCCTGGCAGTAGCCTTTCAGTTCATAAAAGAGGCCGAGAAATTTGGCATTGACGATGTTTCGTATTCAAAAGATGGGAAACTTAAAACCAAAATAATTATCTGCAACTATGAGCGGCTTCACCTTTTCGCCCCCGGTGATTACGAGTGTGTTATTTGTGATGAAAGTTCGATCCTTAAAAACTTTAAAGGTGCAACAAAAGGTGCAATAACAGCTTTTATTAAAAAGGTTAAATATCGCTACCTGTTTACCGCAACCCCCTCCCCAAACGATTTTATAGAGCTCGGAACATCCAGCGAAGCGCTAGGGTATTTGGGATATACCGATATGCTAACGAAGTTCTTTACCAATAATGAAGATACGATTAGCCCCCAAAATATCGGTACAGAATGGATTTTAAAAGGTCATGCTAAAGAGGCTTTTTTCAAATGGGTATCGTCATGGTCGTTATCATGCAGACAACCATCGGATTTGGGCAATTTCGACGATACCAAATATATTTTGCCTGAATTGATTACAAATTATCATTCCGTAAAAAATGAAAGCAATCTACTGGTTGGCCGACAATATAAAATGTTCAATGCGATTGCGCGAACCCAATCCGAAATTCAAGCAGAGCAACGACAGACAATTGAACAAAGGTGCATCAGGGCGGTTGAATTATCTGAAAATCATAAAATTACAGCCTATTGGTGTAACTTAAACGACGAGGGCGATCTATTATCTGAATTAGATAAAAACGCGGTTCAAATAAACGGTAGCCAATCCATCGAGAGAAAAGAGGAGTTGTTGCAGGCGTTTTCAAATGGTGAGATATCGAAGTTTGTAATTAAGCCGCAAATAGGTTGCTTCGGTTTAAACTGGCAGCATTGCAGCCACTCGGTTGTTTTCCCTACTTTTTCATGGGAACGTTACTACCAGTTGGTTAGGCGTACATGGCGTTTCGGGCAAAAGAATAAGGTTTATATTGATAACGTTTATTCGGACGGCCAAAAGCGTGTATTAGACGCGCTGGTTGCCAAAATGCACAAATCAAATGAACTCTTTACAGAACTTAACAAGCAGGTAAATTCTGAATTTACCATCAAAAAAAATCCATTCGACAAACAAATTACCTTACCTAAATTCTTATGATTAAGAACCAAAAAATTACGGATAAATACGCAATTTATGAAAGTGATTGCATGTACGTTTTACCAACGCTACCAGATAACTCAATCGACTTGAGTATTTATTCTCCACCGTTTGCCGGATTGTATAATTACAGCTCGCACGAAAATGATTTTTCAAATTGTGAAAGCAAAGAGCAATTTTTAGAGCAATACGAATTTCTTGTTAAGGAAATATCTCGCGTCACAAAACCGGGACGCATTACCGCGGTCCATTGCATGGATATCAAAAATAAAGACGGAAGTCAATGGGATTTTCCGCATGAGATCGAATTGATACATGCCCGACACGGATTTAAACGCCGGAATAAAATTACCATTTGGAAAGAACCTTTAAAAGTTCGTATGCGTACAATGGTCCGCGAATTGATGCACAAGCTAATTGTAGAGGATAGCACCGAATGTTTTACGGCTGCACCCGATTACGTTTTGGTCTTTAAAAAAAATGGTGAAAACGAAATACCCGTTACGCATCCGGTAGGACTGACTTACTATGCCGGCGAAACACCAATACTCGAAGCTATGCGAGAAAAATACGGGTCGTTTGCTGAATTAAAAGCAAAATATAAGAACTGGACGGATCCCAAAACAAATAAATTATCGCATATTATCTGGCAGCGTTACGCCTCGTCCGTTTGGGATGATATCCGAATTGGGCATATCGTAAAATACAAACCCTCAAAAGAAGAGTTAGAAGACGGGGAAAAGCACCTGCACCCGCTGCAATTAGATGTTTATTATCGATTGATTGAGCTTTACAGCAACGAGGGGGAGGTAGTTTTAGAGCCATTCCTGGGGGTTGGTAGCGGGTCAGTTGCTGCCAATGAAATGAACCGAAATGCGATAGGCATAGAATTAAAAGCGGAATATTTTGCTCAGGCAGTAAAAAATATGCTTAATGTCAAGCCATTGGTCGAAGATGTTAACTTATTCACTCTATGACCCCCTACATCTTCCCCGGTCTTAAAAAACCCGACCCGAAATTGTATTTCGATTTGCAAGCCATGATTGCCGAAAATGGCGGACGGATTAGGCTTGCTGAAAAACTTGAATGCGAAATGGTAAAATCTCGAATTTGGTTTGATTCAAGGGAATATAATATACCGCCTCATGGTGCGGTTAGATGGAGTGAAGATGAAAATAATCTATTCATTTTAGGCAAATCCAATGTAGAGATACATCAAATTACGGGACGAACACTCAAAGCTGTTGTAGAGCGCCGACGAAAATCGGCAAAATATAATCATAAAAAATGATAACCATCTTTCAAAACTTCCACAACATGACACCACATTACCGGCATATCGACGCGGTACTGGGGCGGATACGCGATGGGAAGTCGGCGGGGTTGGTTGAGCAAGCGCGGCTTGTTTACGGCAATGAAGTTGAATACACTAAGGCTAAAAAACGATTGCCCTGCATCCTATTCAGCGGCCAGTTTAATCACAGGTCGGTAAAGGGTTTAATCAAACACTCCGGCTTCATTTGCCTGGATTTTGATAAATTCCCATCGGAAAGCGAATTGCAACTTTGGCGCGACAATCTCGATAGTGACGAATATACCTATTGCGTTTTTACAAGCCCGTCAGGACGGGGCCTGAAATGCGTGGTAAAAATACCCGAATGTTTGCCCATTGAACATAAGGCATTATTCAGGGGCTTGCAGAAATATTACGATTGCCCGTACTTCGACCCGAACGTACATGATATTTGCCGGATCTGTTTTGAAAGTTACGACCCGTCTTTAACCATCAACCCGAATAGCCGTGCCTGGACTACCCCAATTTTCGATCCCGAACCCGTTCAGGTTGAATACGGCAAAGCAAGTTTAGATGAGCAGGAAACTGTTAGGCGGTTGTTGGTTTGGCACTCTCGAAAATATGGCATGAACAACGGGAACAGAAATAACAACTTGTTCCGGTTATTCGCAGCCTTTAATGATTACGGGGTGGATAAAGATTATGCCCTGTCAATCGGTTCGCAATGGCAAAGTGAGGATTTTAAGTTGAGCGAGATTGTTACGACGTTGAATAGCGCGTATAAGAAAACCGGGAAGCATGGAACGCTAAAATTTTGAGAATATGAAAATCTTTAGAAAACGAAAAATCATTTACGGTTGCGCCGCACGTGGCGACGAAAAATCACCTTATTTAACCCGGTGGGAATTATTTACATGCAGGTGGTTTGCAATTTACCTACATCGTTTCGAGCGAAGTGACGACCGATCAAGCTTGCACGATCACCCGTGGAATTTCATAACCATTCCTTTAAAATTTGGATATAACGATTGCACGTATAGTGGTAGACGCGACGAATTGGGCAATCCCGATTTTAACAGGCAATTAATGAAACCGTTTCGCATTTACTACCGGCCATGTACACACATTCACTTTGTCGAATTATTGGGCATCCCTGAAAAAAAAGCATGGACACTCGTTATACGGTTTAAATACATTCGCTATTGGGGATTTTGGCGAAAGGGAATATTTACGGTATTCTATGATTACTTCGTTCAGAATGGATGCTAAAATTAGCCCCTCCGCGCCCTCGAAACATTCAAGCGGTACTGAATACCCAAAAGTATAAATTGTTTAAAATTGATTAGAATAAGTAAGTAAAAAAGCCATGCAAACCTATTACTCATTAACACCTGTTTTATCGGATCGAAACCTAAAGGGCGATATTAACGAAATGGTTAATTTAATTCATTCAAGAAACGTTAAGGCCGGTTGGTTTACTGACATAAAAACCGGAAAACCATTAGATCGAAATATACCGGAAATGCTTTGCCTGATCCACTCTGAAATATCCGAAGCAATGGAGGGTTATCGTAAAAATATAAATGATGACCATTTACCCGAACGACAAATGTGTGAAGTCGAATTGGCTGATGCGTTAATCAGGATACTTGACTTAGCTGGTTATCTTGGATATGATTTAGGGGGTGCGGTTATAGAAAAAATGGCCTATAATTTAAATCGGGCAGATCATAAAATCGAAAACAGGATTAAAGATAACGGCAAAAAGATTTAACCTATGCCCATCACCCCCTACCCCGACCAAATCGACTTCACGAATAAAATCATAGCCAAAATAGCCGATGGTTATACACGTATCGTTTGCCAGCTTGCGACCGGAGGTGGCAAAACTGTAATTTTTTCCTACCTGATATCGCGATACCTAAAACGCAACCCATCTGCTAAAATCTGCATACTTGTACATCGAATAGAATTACAGGAGCAAACGTTAAAAACACTCCGGGCATTTAATATTCTTAACGTCCGCGTTGAAATGGTCGAAACGTTTAATAATCAGTTAAAAAAACATTCCGACTCGATGCGATACGACCTATTGATATGCGACGAGGCGCACGTAGCAAACCACTTTAAGGTCATCACCCATTATAAAGAATTTCAACCCGATTGCTTAATCCTGGGTTTTTCAGCAACTCCATTAAGCGCAAATAAAAAAACTCCGCTAAAATCGTTTTTTCAAACCATTGTTTGCGGGACTGAAATTAACAAGCTCATTGCAATGGGTAGGTTATGTCCCGCAGTCCATCACAATATCGAACAGGAAATAGGCAAAATCGCAAAATCGGGCAGCGACTACAACATTACCGCAATGGGCGTTGAGTTTTCAAAGCCAAAACTCGTGCAGGGCGTAGTCGATGCTTATCGGACTTACGCCGATGGTAAAAAAGCGCTGGTATTCAATACAACGATCGAACATTCTAACCTGGTTAACGAGGCTTTCAGGACCGCCGGGTATGCCAACTCTGAAAGTATAGACAGCAAAACCGTAACGGATCAGATCCGCAAAGAGATATTCCTTTGGGTGCGAAATACACCCGGCGCAATCCTTAATAATGTTGGTATAGCCACAACGGGGTATGACGACCCATCAATCGAAGCAATATTACATAACTACAAGACGACAAGTCTACCTAAATGGCTTCAATGCGGGGGGCGTGGCGCCCGTGTACATCCTGGTAAGGAGTATTTCGTTAATATCGATCTCGGTGATAATATAGACGGTCAGGGCTTCGGCCATTGGAACGAGCGACACGATTGGGAACAATATTTTTTCCATCCTGATAAATCGGGCAAAGGCGTTGCGCCGATGAAGAATTGCCCTGCTTGCCATGTGCGAATTTACATGAGTTCGACTCGGTGTATTTGGTGTGGTCACGAAATGCCGCGAGAAACGGTTTATACGGATATGCTTGTAACGCTTCGCCTATGCCCGGAAAAGGGCATTAAACGCAATTCACATGACTCGCTCATGAAAGCAATAGAAACATCGGCCGGCAGAATACGTGAGCAGCGAATAACCTATAACGAAAAGCGCGAACTAATGTTCTATGCGTTTAAATCGCTTTACGAAGCGAGTAGTTTTGAGCCGAGGCAACATATTATTAGCCATTTAGTTTCGATATATGGAAAATAATTTGTTATATTTAAGCCTGAATTTTAAGCTAACTGCCAGTAGCTAAATAAAAATATTCACGGCCTGATTTTGGGGGATGGTGGCAGCCAGAACCCACAATCGGGCTTTTTTTACCTTAATTAATTCTCACTATTATGCAAAATCCAAACCCGATCAAAATCACAATTGAAGGACCAGAAAATGCACGAGTTATAAATGTCACACAAATAGTTTCAACGGCAATTAAAAAGATGATGTCGCAATCAGATTGTGTAATTGCTATTAATTACGCACATAAAAAACATCCCGCATCTGAATTTGCTGATATAGTTATCAATGTTTTATGAAGGCAAACCTCCGGATCGATTGGCTTGCCTCGCAAAAAGAGTTCCCACATTTTGAATTAATAAAACCAAACAAAAATAAACTGGATTGGGATTTTACAAAATTACATCCATTTTATACTTCAAGGGGTTATTTTATTTATAGAACATCTATTGATAGGTTTGTCCCGATTAGAATTATTGATAATATAGTTAAATTGGTTGGTAAAAAGGAGTTAACCGATGAGATACTTAACTTTTTATTATCGGTAGATGGGTGCCAGGAACGGTATCATCAATTCGCCCTTAAAAAAATAAAAGAGGCAACAAGTGACGACTTCTTAATTACATTACCTGAAAAACAGGTGCATTTTCGAAAGGATAAACACAATGCAATGCAATTGTATTTTCAAAACTGCATTGTTAAAATCACTGCCACAAATATAACGACCCATCCCTATACTAAATTAGATGGTTTGATTTGGGAAAGCCAAATACTTAATCGGGAATATATTGCCTCTGAAATTTCAGATAAAGGGGATTGGGCTAATTTTATCAGTAATATATCAAAGGCCGACCCTAAGCGAGTTAGCGCATTGTGTACATCGTTGGGTTTTTATCTTCATAACTATAAATCGGCGGCTTATTGCCCCGCCATCATTCTTAACGATGAGGTTATGTCTGATAATCCTGAAGGCGGAACTGGTAAGGGGTTGTTTTTTCGCGCTATAGCGCAGTTTATTAAATTATTCCGTATAGATGGTAAAACATTCAGTTTTGATAAGAATTTCATATACCAGGGTGTATCACCCGATACTAAGCTAATTTTCTTTGATGATGTTAAAAAATCATTTGACTTTGAGCGCCTATTCTCGGTAATTACCGAGGGGATAGCGGTGGAGAAAAAAGGTAAAGATGAAATTTATATTGACTTTGAGAATAGTCCAAAAATAGGCGTATCAACAAATTATGCCTTGCGAGGAACCGGAAATAGCCATGACCGCCGTAAGCATGAACTCGAAATAACACAATACTATACTAAAAAATTTAGGCCGGATCATGAGTTTGGGCATATGATGTTTACCGGATGGGATGATTTCCAGTGGCAACAATTCGATAATTACATGGTAATGTGCTGCCAGCTTTATCTAAACAACGGACTTATTGAACAGGAATTAATCAACCTGCCCGAAAAGAAAATGATCGCCGAAACGGATTATTATTTCCTCGAGTTTATGGAAGATAGAAAGTTTACAACAATTAAAAAATCTGATTTCTTTAATGAGTTTATACGTGAATATCCCGAAAAACTTAAAGATAAATATTTCACTAAACAAAAGTTAAGTAAATGGCTCCGGGTGTATGCCGATTACATGGGGTATGACATGCCTGTAAAGGATTATATCTACGCATCTGAACGCTATTATACTTTCACTAAAAAGTTGGAAAATCAGGAATAAATTACAAAGTTGAGTCAAAAACACCCGAAATGTTACAAACATTTGGCAAAAATTACAAAGTTAAAACCATGTTTGTAACTTATAAATATCACGTTATCAGAACGTTAACATAGTTATTACAAACATTACAACTTATACCCTATACTATATATATAAAATAAAAAAATCACACACGCTTAATATATAAAATGTTTGTAATGTTTGTAATAATGGCATTTTTAACACTTAACTAACTGATAATCAACACATAAAAAGTTACAAAGTTAAAAAGCGTGTTTGTAATGTTTGTAATCATTGTAATTATTAAAAATCACCCATATGCAACTCAACCCATCCCAGCAAAAACAGTACGATCATTTACTCAACCTACTCAACCGCGTCCCTAAATCAGAGCAGCAGCTTCAATCAAAGTGCGCTGAACTCTTGTATTTCTTCTATCCGGCACATTGGAAACGCCTTGTTACGACATTTAACAACTCTTTACGTGCCAATACGCAGGGTTTTGGTATTGTGCCCGGAGCGAGTGATATGTATTGGTTGGCATGGGCGGATGTTAAGTTTATCGAATTTAAGTTTGGCACGAATAGGCAATCACCGGCTCAAATCGAATGGCAGGCAATATGCGAGGATTTGGAACACGAATATCACCTTTGCTATATCGAGGCCGACTTTTGGCGGATCATCGGTTTTAACCAACCTTGCGAGGCTGATATATTAAATTTGGATTGGTTTAAGTAATTGGCTAAGTTTGCTCTAAACATTTCTAAACATGACAGAGGCGGTACAAAGGTTTTGTGATCGGTATTTTGAAACACTAAACGGCACACAGTCAGCTATTTACGCTGGGTTTAGTGAGAATACAGCGCGCTCACAGGCCAGCCAAATGTTAGATACTCAAGAGGTTCAGGATTATTTAACCAATCTCCGCAACGCGCTTGCTGAAAAAACCGGCATATCACAGCAGAAAGTTTTGAATGAGATTGCTAAAATAGCTTTTAGTGACATTAGAAATTACTATGAGGGCGATGGGCAACTAAAAAATATTACAGACCTTGATGATAACGAAGCCGCGGCCTTGGCAAGTATAAAATCATACGAAGAAATAGAACCACGGTCGGGTATTGTTTTAGGTGTCAATAAAGAAATTAAAATATATGACAAACTTGCAGGACTGGAAAAACTTGCGCGACATTTGGGCATGTATAAAGAAGACAACAAACAGCGCTCCCAACCTATCCAACTCTTAAACTTCGACCCGATAAATGCAGTTACAGGTAACGACAGCCCTACGGAAGATATCGGCACTACGGAAGCGCATTAAGGGTGTGCAGGGAGGCCAAGGCGCCGCCAAATCCATCTCTATCCTAATGATTTTAATTAATCATGCGAACGGGAATGATAACAAAGAAATCTTCATAGCGTCCGACGAGTTATCCAAGATGCGCATCACGATCATTAAGGACTTTCTTAAGGTCATGATGGCGTTCGGTATATTCTCGCGTGATCGGTGGACCGACGGCGTGTTATATCGGTTTCCCAATGGTAGCTTTATCCGATTTATAGGACTTGATAAAGAGGATATTGGCAAGGGCCTCCGATCCGATGTGATGTTTGTAAACGAAGCGAATAAGGTAAAATTCGACACCTACCGCGAATTAACCAGCCGGGCAAACCAGGTCTATATCGACTTTAATCCCAATAAAAAATTTTGGTTCCATAAGGAAGTAATGACCCGACCCGATTGCGATTTTATTAAACTCACTTATCTTGACAACGAATTCTTAGGCAACCAAGAAAAGAATGAGATTTTATTGTATAAGGAAAAAGGATTTGACAAAGATGGTAATGTCATAAACCAATATTGGGCGAACATGTGGCGAATTTATGGCCTCGGCGAAGTAGGGCAGGTTGAGGGGCGAATTTATACATGGCGTTCAATCCCGTATGAGCAATACCTGAAATTAGATAAAACCGAATATTTCGGCAACGACTGGGGAAAGGTTGATCCGTGGGGAGTAGTAGGATTGAAGTACCACGATGGTAATCTCTATGTTGACGAAAAAAACTACGAAAGTGAGAATGAGATCGAGCGCCAATTGAGCCAACAGCAACTGCACACCATACGCGGGTATGACGAGGAGGGACTGGTTGCCTGGAAGTTTAAACAGTTTGGAATCCCTTATAATGCAACGATTAGCTGCGACAATAACCGGCCCACTAAGATTTTATCGCTGCGTAACGCGGGTTGGGAATATGCAGTTGCGGTTGGTGCTAAAATGGATTTGATTAATAGGATTGGTTTGTTATCCGGTATAAATATATTTTATACCGATAGATCAACAAACATCGAATTCGAGCAGGAGAATTATTGTTATGACAAAGACAGTGGGGGCGTCTTGTTAGAAAAACCTATTGACCAGGATAATCACCTGATAGATGCTATTGCATACGGTGTTAGTCAAATGTTTAAAGATGGGGTGATAAAGAATATTTAGTATATTTGTAATAGACATAAGTGGTGCTAAGAAAATGGCATAACAAGGTTGCCGCGCATATTTGACTAATGGCACATACAGAAATTGTTTATCTAAAAAGCCTTTCAGAAATGTTAGGCTTTTTTATTTGCGGATACGATTAGCCCGTAGAAATACGGGCTTTTTCTTTTATTAATTATTTTAATTACATTTACGCCCATGCAATTCAACCCGAACATTTAAACGCATGGGATTTTTCAACTTAGACTGGTTTGGCCGGCAACCATTGGCCGTAACGAAAGACAGCGGCGGCAACTGGTTTTATACCATGTTCTCCAGCCGGGGCAATCAGCACCAGTTCTTATCTGCCGATCAAAAGTTGAGAATGATATTGCGAAGCCCGGCGGCAATGACCATATTTACCTTGCAGGCCGATATGTTTAGCCTGGTTAAAGTTAACTCAAAACCAGCGGGAACAACGAGTAAGCCAACTCCCGAATACTTAAAGACACTCCGCAAAAAGCCAAACTATAAATCAGGATGGACGCAATTTTATTGGGATTATATGTTTTGGCAGATGATGGGTACGGCTTATTTGTGGAAGTCGGGCGGTCGTTTACTGAACGATGCTAATACGCTCCAATGGCTTAACCCAGGTTACCTGATGTGGGATCCGTCAATCGTTACCCGGATGATGGATTTTATATTTACAAAAGCTACGTATAAGGAAATTTCATCGCAAAAAGTCAGATACACGCAAAGCAATGGCAAGGTAATTTACATTCCAATTGACGAGATCACGGCGATACACGATTTGAGTTCAAACATGAACGATAATTACATGGTCGGTATATCGCGCATTGATTCCCTGTATAAAATCATTTGCAACTCCGAAGAATATCTCGACGCGAACAATATCGGCATACGGTTCAGTGGCAAATGGATAGTTTCGGGCAAACAAGACCCGAACAACGTAACGCAACTACCATTAGGCGATGACGAAAAGCAAAGTATCGAACAGCAAATCGATAGCGGACGTAACGTTCAGGCCAATAAATCAGCCATTGATATTAAACGTTTCAATGAGGAATTAAAAAAACAGGGCTTCGATGACGGGTTTGCAGCTCAACTTTATATGATCGGTAAGATGTATAACATCCCCCGCGATATTATCGAAGCCTATTCCAGTAATTCACGGGGCGCAACCTATGAAAACCAGGAGAAAGCAATGGTTAGGCACATTGAACACTCATTAAAGCCAAAGGGCGAGGAATTATGCGATGCGCTCGAGGATATTTTGGATATTGAACCAATCGAAGCATCATGGTCGCATTTGGCTTGTTACAACGTTTTTGAGATAGAAAAACAAACAGTTGTAGAATTAAAATTGAAAAACGCTATATTAGCACAAGAAAATAAATTAGATTTGAGTAAATTTCCTGCAAATATTAGTGTGAGTATATGAGCAACCAGGTAAAAAGCAAGCGACTATTAGAGGTTTTGGATGAAATGAATATCATTGATGCCGAAACAGGAAGCCAAAATGTGGGCGTTTACAACCAAGTGGTTTCCGTAAATAGTTACAAAGATCACGGTCACGTAACAATCGGGGTATCTGTTGATACCGCACAAGAATTATTAGGACTTAAAAAGTCTAACAAAAGAGCGATATTACTAATTGTGGACATGGATGTTTATAATAAATTATCATGAGCAAATCAACCAAACAACCAACGCCGCCAAGCCCAAAGCCAACTACTGAAGCTAAAAAAGTTTTGGCAGATAAGGTTAAGGATACGGCAAGTGGTAAAATCGTAACGAAATGAACAAGCCACTCGAAAAAATACAGGAACGCAGAACATGGGATGATCTCCGCGCATCGGGTTTGCTGTTTTATATCAACACAATCCTTCATTTCATTGGATGGGCTATTGTTGTTGAGGTTGATACCGAAACCAAACTTGTTACCAATTGCTATCCAGCCCGCGTTAAATATCGTGGCTTTGACGAACAATCACAGGACGAGGAACACGCAAAGGTTGCCGAATATTTAGCCAATACCGCACCTAACTTTCCGGAGGAAATTAAATGAGAGTAAAAATACCCGCATTCGCCGAAAAATCTGAAACGTTCGCTTACCTGCGTAAAAACGCAAGCCAGATCATCGCGCAAAAAAAATCGCTTCCAATCAAGAGCGATATTTTTGAATGGGGTTGTTTGCCGGTAAATACCAAGTCGCGTATAAAAGAAGATGGCAACGCACTGGGGCCAGATGAAATAGAGGTAAACTGTATCACCAATTTATCCGGCTGGTGTGATAGTTATATGGATGTAATGATCGCCAATAACTGGAATAAAACCATATCTGATAAATCGATTGTTTACCACTTAAAAAATCACACTGATGTATCAGGCTGTTACAGCACCGATAGTATAGTTGGTAAAAACCCGGAGTTATATAACAAGGTATTTAACCTAGATTATTTCGGAATACAGTCAGATATAACAAAGGCGCAAGCGTTGATGGGACGTTCAATTGTTCCTAAAAACTACGATCCAAAGACATATCAATTATATGTTGATGACCAAATAAAGCAGCACTCTATCGGGCTGCGATATATTCAAATCGTGCTTTGTTTAAATTCAGACCTCGAAGAGGATGCGCAATATAAAAAAAATTGGGACAAGTACTACCCAACCGTCATCAACAAAGACTTAGTAGATCAATATCGTTATTTCTTTGCGGTAATTGAAAGCCAAATATTAGAATGGTCTTGCGTCTTATTTGGCGCAAACATAAATTCAGGAGTTTATAGCACATCCGAAGCTAAAGCCGCCGATGAGGCACTTGAAACGGAACCAGCCGACGATAAGTCACTGAAAGAGAGCAATAAAAAATTTATTTACTGTAGTTAACACCAAACAAAGATGTTTAAATACAAAACCAAAGCCGAGATTGATGCGTTAACAGACGCTCAACTCGAAACTTACATGGCCGAAAAAAAGACTCACGAAGATGGGTTGCGTGCCAAAGAAATAAAAGACGCGGTCGATGCAGCTAAAACAGAGATGCAAACCGCAGCGGATGCCGCCGCTAAAAAACTGGTAGATGAGGCCGTTGCCGCTCAAAAGAAAATTACCGATGACGCTCTCGAGCAAATTGGTAAACTGAAAGAGCAGCAAGTTGAAGGCAAATCGCGTACTGAAGGCACAATGGTTAAGTTTTTCAAGGAAAGCATAGCCGAAGCGAAAGCTATTGACGGCGACAATTTGGGGGCGATGGATAACCGCAATTATTCAAAGCGTACTACCATCAAAGCAGCTGCACTGATGACAACCGCTGATGTTTTACCAAACGTTGCCGGCGGTTTCAGCCCATTATTTGGCAATTATATCGATTACGAAATCGGTCACTTGCCATTGCCCGCTATGATATTTATGGACTTAGTAACCGTTAAATCGGCACCGGGTACAGAAAATATCTATTTCTCTGATCGTGTAAACATCCAGGGTGATGCTGCATTTATCGCAGAAGGCACGACTAAGCCACTTGTTAGCGCACAATGGCAAACAACCAGTAAAAAAACATGTGAAGTTGCATTGCGCTGGAAACAATCAAAGCGCTTAATGGCGCATGCGCCGAGTGTCATTGCTGACTTTGCAGAACGCGCGAATGAATTTATGGAGCAAAAGGTTGATGACGAAATATTGGAAGGTGTTTCAAGTGCAACTGATTTTGACGGGTTACAAGCCGTTGGAACCGCGTTTATTGTGCCCGGCGATTTGGCTGCATACTATACATTTGCATCCATTTACGATGTGATTATGGCTTGTGCTTCACAAATCCGTATCGCTAACTTTAAAGGCAACATTACCGCGACGCTTAATACCGTTTGGCAGGCAAAAATGCAAGGGGTTAAAGATGCATTAGGCAACTACATCATCCCACCATTTGTAACCAAAGACGGACTGAATGTTGGTGAGGTTGCTGTTAAATTCAGCAACAAGGTTAACGCTGCTGATATAGTGGTTGGTGTGTTGAAAAACTACAACCTGGTAGTTGCCGAAAACGTATCTTACGATGAAGGTTACGAAAACGACGACTTCTCAAAGAACTTAGTTTCTAAGAAATTAGAGGCGTTCATGGGAAGTTACGTTAAGCTATCCAATGCTGGTTCAATTATTTACGATCAAATAGCAACAATCTTAACCGCGATTGAAGTACCTGCGGTTTAATTATGGCAAAAGAGGAACAAAAACAGGATTTAGCGACTTTCGATAGCAAGGCTATGCTCGCTGACCAAATGAAGGTAAAAAACACCATAACCAATGCGGACGGAAGTACGCAGGAAGTAGGTGCCATTATCAAGTATGCCGACCGCAAGCGTGTTGAGATTGTGAAAGCAACCAAGCACTACCACGTCGGCCAGGTTATAAATCCCCATAAGATCATGGGGGAGGCTTTAATTAAACAAGGTATCGCAAAGGAGGCGAAAGAAAAGAAATGAAAAATTTCATCATAAGAGTGCTGGTAGTATTGGCATTTACGGCGATAGGGACGGTTTCCCACGCCCAGGACTTCGCCGGATTGGTTAAAGGCCCGACAACGCACACCAACTCGCAAAACGACACCACGTTGTTTACAATCAACAAGGGCCGTACATCGATAACGTTTAAATACGATATTGCCAAAACGAGCGGAACGGTTGCCGGTACCATTGTCACGCAGTATAAATTAACAGCAGATGCGGGCGAACAATGGTTTACGCTTTATACCGATAGCATTACCGATGCAACCGCGACCTATGTACACAACCTATCAAACAACCCCGGCGTTTATTATCGAATTATCGACGCGACGACCGGGACGAGCGTGAGTGTGCATAATAAGTACGTTCTTTTTCGACAATTTTATCCATTGCAATAATTAACACCATGCCAACAATCATATCCCCTGCCGACTTTACGGTGGATAACCAATTACCGAACATAAGTTTGCAGGGGAATGATATACAGGCATATATCAACCAGTACGAGCCGGACTTTTTAGCGCAGTTGATGCAGGCTGATTTATATGCTGCTTATACAGAATCCCCGACAGACGCGAGGTTTGTCACGCTGTTAGCAACACCGAATTTTAAAACCGCGATCGTGTGCTATGTTTATTGGTTCTACCAGTATGCAAACGGTGTATCGATAACCATGACAACCGGGCAGGGACAGCAGAAAAAGCAAAACGCGACGACCGTTAGCCCGTATCCGAAAATGGTTTACAGCTGGAATAAGATGGTGTGTTATAACAAGGCGACTAACAAGTACCTGAAAGATAACGCAACGTTGTACCCGGAATATCAGCCGATTTGCTTTCCCGAATGGTGGTTTGCCTTTGATGGTTTCGGTTGGTTTTACCCATCGTTTGACATGGGTTGGTATTATGGTTTTGGCGCAAAGCAGTTGCCAGAAATTTACCGGGTGCGTAATTCATTGGGAGTATGAGCAAGCCAAACCCGATCATTATAGTTGACATAATTAAAGACGTTGTCGATGCAACCAACACGGTTATAATAAACCAGTTGAAAGCAATAGACAACACGATAGTTAAGTTAAATTATGAGTTCGGGCCTCCGCTGCAAATTTACGAAATACTCGCAGCGATGAGTGGCGGCGGCCAGGCAATGAAGTACCCGCTGATCGCCTTATATCAACCGTTCAGGCAGAAAAAAGGCGGCGCAACGGGCATCGACAGCAAGGCGCCATTGCGGATAATATTTGCCAGGTGGAGCAATGCAACTGATTTGCCGGCGGATCGTTACGATAATAACTTTCGCCCGATACTCATACCGTTATATGCGGAGTTTATGTATCAACTAAGCATAAACAAAGCAATAGCGACAACGACGTGGGAGAAGATACCCCACGACTACCAGGAATGGCCGTATTGGGATAACGATGGTAAAAACCCGCTGGTTGATTGCGTTGATATAATAGAATTGTCTAATTTAGAGTTGAATTTTCGTTACAAAAATTGTTAAACAGGCAGGGTGAAATAAACCGGCACAAAGCATAAAGAAATGATAGGAAACGTTTTACAAAAGTGCGCACCTTCACGTAAAAATACAGGGTATAACCTATCCTGTTTTACTGAATTTGGCGCGCCAATAGGTATCATTTTAGCGCCATTCGGTGCTACTATCGATCAAACCAGCGTAGCGGCTGCAAAAACCGCTATTTCAGCCGGTATATTAAATACAGACCCGTTGCAGCGGTTTTACCCGGTTCAGGCCCCGATTGATCCGAAAGATAACAGCGAACAACCCGTTGTCGTTACAAGCACGCTCGGTCAAAAGAAAAAGATCCGCGACGGCTTTAGCGACATCACTATTCAATGGTGGGATGGCGGTATGTGTTTGTTAATCCCGTTAAGATTGATGAATGGTATAAAAATGCCGTTCTATATTTTGACATCTTACGGATTTATCGTAGGTACAAACAAGGGCGACGGCTTGTTGAGCCCGATTGTTCCAACCCTGATGGATGCAGAGCCATTCAAATGGTCTGCGGGTAATGATGCAAATGGTTATACACTTCACTTTGTTTTCGATCCGGCACAAACAAACGAAAACGTTATGTTCCTGGATTTGAGCAATGCTGGGGGACTGGGATATCTGCAAGGATTGATCGGACTGGAAAATATCGTGTTAACAAAACAAGATCGTGTAGTGGCGTTGATCACCGTTGGTTTAACCACCTCATGCGGTGGCGTTGACCTGGCTAAAACATATCCTACTCAGTTTGTAGTAGGATTGTGGAAAGCCTATGCAGATAACGCCGGTGTACCTGATTTGAGCAAGCCGATTGCAATAAGCACGGCAACACCAACAGCGGACGGCTATGCACTCCAAATCAACGTTGCCGATGCGAATTATACTGCCGGAGCGCCAATTTGGATAGGTTTAACTAATCCTACCGCACTATTAGCAGCTGGCATAGGCGGAGCGGACGGCTCGAGCGGGTTTGAGGCGCAGTTGGTTTCAATGGGACTGTAACATGCCGTTGATTAAACAACGCCCGTCAATCAACCCGGAATGGGTTAAGACGGTAAGCAAGCAGGATTTGATAGATTTGCACCCATTGGCCGACGAAGATTATTTGAGTGCGGAGTATGATCGGATCGTGGGGACGAAAACAGAGCCGGTTAAGAAAGCCAAAAAGTAGGGAGTTTGGTTTTAATAGTTGATTTGAGCGCCCGGTTATGCCGGGCGCTTTTTTTATTGATTAACAACCGTAACTTTCCCGAATTTCAACCATTTTATCATTATGAACTTTCATGTTGTCTCTACCAACAAGTTTACAAAGTTCAGAACCTAAATAGCGTTGTTGCTCATTAAGTACAAAGTTCATTTGTTTTTGAAGCAAAATGTTTTCCTGTTTTAAATCGGCGGGCATAAGTTTTGGCATTGACTGCTGCTTAACAAACGCCTTTAAATAGGCATCTATTTTGGGTATCAAATCATCTTTGCTAATGTAGTTTTGGCTTACTATTAATTCGGCTATTTTATTGGCTACGCTTGCGGTAGTAATTTCACTTCCTTTCATATCTTCTTACTTTTTATCGGTTTCCCAGTTTTCACCACCTCTTTACACTCGACACACCAAACCTCGACGGTTGTTTCGGTGCCGACATGGATTGTGGTTAAGTGTTGACAGGTTTTTTGTGTTTTAGTTGCCATAGTTTATTAAACCAAAAGCGAGTTAGTTTTCCGTAATCATTAAAAATACCATCATCAAACATCTGCCTTACTTCGGTTTCGTATTTTGCATTAATATTATAAAGCCTTTGTTGCTTTTTGCGAAGTACTCTAATTTGCTTATTTAGTTCGTGTATTTCGTGCTCTATTAGTAATGTTTTGCCCGATATTCTGAAATATTTGTCAAGTATTTTCATTCCGAGTACCCCTTCGTCCTATCCTCGATCATATCATCGCTAATACCAAACTCTTTTTGCCATACCCCGGCGCGATGACACACCATTAGGAAAGTCCCGCTAAAAACGACCACTTCCGACCAATACCAAAAGATACACCATTGCTTCTCGACCAATAGCGTCGCGAAACAGTCACGGCCACGGTTGGTAATGCGGATTTTGTAGGTTGGTTTCATTACTTAGTTATTTTATTGGTAAAATCATTTTCTATATCTGTCCGGTATATCTTATCACTTCAAATTTATCTTCGCTTTTTATCCCCCCCCCCGTGAGCAGCCATTATCCCCCCTCTTATTGGTTGTTACCGAGTGCTTTTTGAATTGCGGCTTTTATCAAGTCAACAGAATTAAAATATACATCTGTTGGGGTAATGTTCTTATCCTGTGCGTGTTTCATGAAGTTTAAACATGCCTCTAAAAGTTCAGGAGCGGCGGCGATTAATTTGGCGTTGGCCTCCCGTTCTTCAAAAGTCATAGAAACATATGTCCCGTTGCTATTTCTATCTAACCTAATTATTCCGGGATAAAAGCCACTCATATCCCCCTTAGCCGGTACTTCCGCACCAACTATTCGCAAATCCCCCATTAATTTCCACGGCCCCGGTGTGTGTTTAGTTTCCATAATTTTAGTATTTATCAAAATGAATTATTCCATTAATAGCCATCACCACTAATATTGCGGTTAAGGCGATTTATGTTTTTAAGTCTTTACTGCTTTGATGTGTTTTTTCTGATTAATATTGTTAGCAACGCAGTAGTCGAAGCATGGCAAAACATCTGCATGTTCAAATAACACATTGCCCTTAACCACTACCTGCCATCCTATTATCATAGTACAATAATAATGACTAAAACATTAAGACTCATTCTAAATAACAATTTGGAATGATTATCGATAACTAAACCTGTATATTTGTTTCGTGGCCGGTATGTTCGCATTGCTTGATAGATTAGACCGCACGGAATTAACCCCGATCATAATCCTATGCCTTGAAACGTCAAAATACGAGTGGCTTAGTCTAAACCGGGGGCAATTGCATGATGGGCAGGACAATACAGGCCGACTGCAATCGCCCGATTATGCCGATGAACGATATGCGGTACATAAAAACGAGGAAAACCCGGTGCCTGGATTGGGCGTACCGGACTTTTTCGTGACGGGCGATTACTATAATTCGATACAAATGACGGTGAACGCCTCACAATATTCGATAACGACCTATTCACAGGGCGTGCCGTACGGTCCGAAATTAGAGGCTAAATGGTCGCGAAACTACGGATTAGACCCGGAAAATTTGGGTTTCTTTTCGCATGAGATTGTTAGGCCGAAAGTTGTAAAAGAATTGGTAAAGGAGTTGGGGTTATGAGCGAAGATAGCGGATTTTACGATTGGAGTTTTAGATTCACCAACGGCGGGTATAAAAAAATACGTGCATTACGTATGCCGCAATTTCATGCAGTAATTTTAAAAATAGATGCACACCAATTAACAAAGGTAATTGATTTTTCATCTTATGGCTACGATAGGGACGATTTCGTTAAAATGAAATTTTCTTTTGTCCACTCTTTTATATCCGCTAACTAATGCTGGACGAAAATACCCTCTACACCACCCTATCCGACCTACCCCTATATAATTGGGTTGAAATTGCGACAACCTCAAACCTCAAATGGTTAATCAAATCCGGTTCTGATATATCCGAAGCTGAACTATCCGAAACATACGACCTGTTATTAGCTGAATACCAAAGCCTGATAAAAGATACCAAAGCCGCGCATGAGCACAATTTACGTGTAACCTATGCCAAACTCGCTAACCGTATCGATCACATCACGATTGCCGTTACTGCTTTGCGCGAACATGGCCGGGACGAATCGTTAATACTAATCCTGCAAACACCGCAGCCGCACGGACTTGGCTTTGAGCGGCTAACCTATGACGACCTCGAGCGGGATCTGAAATTAACGGAAAATTACCTTAAAATGGATATCGTTAAGTTGGAACAGGCTAAAAACCAGTTAGAAAAGATGGTAAAAACCGCTTCGGTTGAGGGCGGCAATGCTAAGGGCATGTTCTATGAGCAAATCGGAGCTTTAAGTAAGTGGCTTCAGTTTGGTATCAATCCGCGCGAAACGTCTGTTATGCAATACATCGCCTATCTGAACATGCTTGATGCTGAAATTCGGGCGAATAGGAATAGGGTAACCCGAAATTAACCGCGTGAAATATAATTAATTGTTTGCTATATTTACAACATGGCAGCAAACACAACCCGGATAGACGACATTGTAGACGATGCGGCGATCACGCAGTTTAACCAACTCAAAGCGGCCGGCAAAGAACTCCGCACCGAACTATCCCAAGTCCTGCAAATTGCCATTGACCTAAACGCAGCATTGGGCGGATCAACTCCGGGGCAATTCACAAAGAATCTAAAAGCTGCAAGTGATGCAACGGATAGCCTGATACGCAAAACAAACCAGTTACAGGATATTGAGTTAAAAAAAGCCGCGCAACAGGAAAAAATATACAATTCCTATTTGATCCAACTTTCCAAACAAGAAGCCGCAAGGCAGCAAGCGGATGCTAAAGAAATTCAGCAGGCCGAACAAAAAGCCGCGAAACTGGCAGCCATACAAGCCCGAAAAGACGCGGTACAATTCCCTGTTTCGCAATCCGCGCCCAATCCGGTTACGGCTGAACCTGATACCCCGTCCGCCCGGTATGAGCCGATAATTACTGGTCAGGAAAATATGGCAATCAGCGCAACCAAATCAGCCGAAGCGATACAGGTCGAAACGGTTGCTATGGCTGAACAAGCCGAAGTATTGGCCGGACTATCGGCAGCGCAACGGGCAAACCTGGAATTACTTTTAACACTACAAGCCGAACGTGCCGAAAACGCAGCGGAGTTAAAGGCTTTGAATATTGAAGATGTGGCAAGTGGTGAAAGGGCGGTTTTTTTGACGCAACGCCAACTCGAATTAAAAATAGCTATACAACAAACCAATTTAGCATTATCGCAACAAACCAAGCAAATGTTAGCCGAAGATACAAGCGGCGTACAAATGCAAGCCCGTTTAGATGAATTGCGCGTAGCTATCGGCAATTTATCTAAGGCCGAACTTGAAAACGTAGAAATTGGCGGCGTTTGGCTGGCAGAGGCTGAAAAATTGGATTTAGCGATTAAAGAATTGCGTGATAGTACGGGTGATACGACAAAACACGTAGGCGATTACGCCCGTGCGCAGGGAACCGCCTCGAACGCGACTATTTTAGCCGAAAAAGTATCCGCTCAATTTGTTAGGCAGTTGGTACGCATGGCGGCTCAATTCTTATTAATTACAGTAATTTTCGGTGCTGTACAAGCATTGTACGAGTGGATAACGCAACTTGATGTGTTTACAGGCCGTTTAGATAAAAGTAAGCAGGCGTGGGATGCGTGGAGCAGCACGATGCAGGATGCAAGTAAATCAGCCGGGGAAAGTGTAATTAAATTAGAAGTGCTTAACAAGGCGGCGACCAATTTAAACCTAACTGAAAAAGACAGGGTAAAAGCCGCCGAAGCACTAAAGGAATTATTGCCCGATAAACTAAAAGGGTTAAGCGACGAGGCGATATTAACCGGTGCGTTGAATGATAAAATAAAGGAATTAACCGATAACCTTGAAAAGCAAGCTATTGCCGAAGCTGGTTTTAAAAAACTAACAGGTATCGAAAGTCAAATCATAGACCAAAAGACACTACAGGAAAAACTTAATAATGTCCGTGATAATGCTTTTAAAAGTATAGCCAAAGGCGATCCGCTGTCAGTTGGTATATTACAAACAATACCCGGAATTGAAAAAGCATCTAAGCAGGTACAGCGTGAATTTGTAAATAACGACATCAATCAGCAACTAAAAGACAGTAACGACACTTTGGCGGTTTTAGAAAATACTAAAAAGGTATTAGAAAACAATATCGGGTTAGCTGATTTGGCAAAAGCCGCCGAGGGTAAGGGCGGTGGTAAGAAAACACCAAAGCCAAAAGATACAGCCAATACCGACTTACTCGAATTTGATCGTATCAAACTTGCTGAAAGTCAAAAAATAAACAAGGCGGTTTTAGATAACGAAGATAATTCATATCAAGTCCGTTTGGTTGCCCTGAACAAGTATTTGGCCGATAGCAAAGCATTAATTGCCAACTCTGATAAAATAATTGATGCCGATGTAAATTTACGCGATCAGCAAAAAATAAATATGCACCTTGAAAATTCTAACAAGTTAAAAGATATTGACAACGCTGCCGTGTCAGAAAAGCAAAAGCTGGATAAGGAAGAACTCGAAAAACATAAACAGGCACTCGAAGCCTTAATAACCGCCGATAAAGAACACCAGCAGGAACAAATAGAAGATTTGGAACAGGGGGCTACGGTTGCCGCTCAAATCTTACAAGATAGACGTGATGATGCACTTAATGCAAAGTTGGCGGCTTTTGAAAAAGGCAAAATATCTGAAAAGAAATATAACCGGGATATTTTAGCCATCAACGACCAATATGCCATTGACAGGCTTAATCAGGAGTTGCTAATACAGCAAACTATTTTAGCCATACAAGAGGGTACCCGCGATAGTGAACTGGCTTTAGCAAAAGCACGCGGCGCAACCCCGGAAGAACTCGCTAAGATAAAAGGTGATGCGAACAAAGGGATTAATTCAACGAATAATAAAATTGCCAGTATTACCGGTGATTTAAAAAATGCAAACTTTAAAAAGAGGTCTGATGACGGTAAAGGTGGTAATGCAGATGCGGAAGATAAGAAAAAAGCGCTACAGGAAGCTCTCGAAGATGCAAAAGTTGTAGTTAGCGATATAAATGACCTTGTAGATAGCGGTTATGAAAACCAAATCGCCAAACTCGAAAAGGTCGGCCAAATAATACAGGAAAATGCTGAAATTGAAAAGGCGGCGATTGAAAGGTCGCTTGACACGCAGTCGAATAAGGCACGGGCGCAACTCATTTTAGATGCTCAAACCGCTTCGGCCCAAAAGGCTATTCAGCAACAAATCGCAGCTGAAAAAACCAAACAGGCACGGGCTGATAAAGTGGCTGCTATTGCGGAGATAATATTAAATACGGCGATTGCGGTTAGTAAGGTAACGGCGCAAACCGGAATATTAGGGTTATTAACTGGCGTGCCCGCTGTTATTGCATTAGGTGCCTTGCAACTCGCTAAGGTTGTCGCAACCCCAATCCCCCAATTCGCTAAAGGAACCGGATTAGGCGGACACAAGGGTGGTTTAGCGATAGTCGGCGAAGTTGGACCTGAACGGATTACAGAACCCGGTAAACCGCCCTATTACTCGCCGGGTGTAGCTACGATGATGAACTTGCCGCGCGGTACGGTTGTAGAACCTTATAATATGCTGCCACAAACGCCGCGATGGGAAAGCACCCGGACGGATAATACAGACGTGGTTAACGGGCTTAACCGGATCGAGCGCGCCGTATCTGGTCAAGCGAAACCGGGTCGTGCTAAACTATCCGGATGGGTTGAGGCGCAACGGCAGGCGGATGCGTGGAATAGGGTATTGGCTAATCATTTTAGGTAATATGAACTCCACCCAGCCCCAACCCAACCGCTTCACCTATCAACTCGAAATACGGGGTGTAATAACGGAAATTTTATTCAATTCGCCGGACGGTTGGCTCGAAACGAATATAAAATACGGGCGATCGGCTCAATACGGCGGCGTTATCCGTACCCTATCACTGCCCGTTAAATTCGTTCATTTGGGCGCAAGTTTGGTCAGGCAGGAATTTTATAAATATGCTCAACTTGCACGGGTTAACCTGCGTATTTTCAGGAATAACCCCCTAACATTTGAAGACGAGCAATTCTTTTTCGGCAAACTCGACTTTTCAAAATGGAGTGATGAACCAACCGGCGTAACGGTAAATTTGATCGAAAATAATATCAATACGCAAATCGCGGCTTATGGGGATCAACAATATCAAATACCATTAACCGTAAACCCTACGCAGCGCACGGCATGGATAAACTCTCGCGGATATGATCCGATGGTAGATTTACTACTCACGCCGCTATTGCTCGAGGAAACCGCCGACCTGATATTTAATACATCGCCCGACTTTCGGATGAACGCATTTTTCCAAACATCTATCGCCGATTATCAGCAAATGAGCATCACGCCATCGGTGCAGGGGACGGGTTTTTTATGGGACGGCAACCCGATAACGTTTGCGAATAACCCGAATTACTTTTTCGTTGCACAAACGGACGGCTTAATGCGTATATCGTCGCCATTAGACCCGATTACGGGGCTTCCGGTAGTTGGCGCAATACAAACATCAGTAAACGGTAAACCGGGCGGCGTAAATGCGCAATACCAATTTAATATTTACAATCAAACCGGGGCGCTTGTAAAAACGCTTGCTCAAACCGGGCTTGTTAACGGCACGGTTGAGTTTACATTTCAATTCGACTTCTCTACGCACGTTACTAAGGGCGATAAGTTATTTTTCTACATCAAAAACATTCTTGATGATACCTATGGGAATAGCGATACAAACCACGGCGTAAATATGCAGGCCGGATCAATGCGATTAACGTTTAACACGATCACCCCGGCAACGCATTGCCAGGCTTTGCGACCTGAATATGTATTTGATTATTTGGTGCAGCAAATGAACGGAACGGATAATCCGACCGTAACGACACAAAGCAGGCTACTCGGTTTGAACGGTTTGCTTTACCAAGCCTGCATAACCTGCTCCAATGCCATCCAAACATCACAGGCGGCAACAATATACCAGGCGGGGGATAGCTTACAGTACGGCAACGAATATAGGGTGTACGGGGGAATTGTTCATTATGTCAATTCGGACGGTTTTGCAACGGATTTTGCGCCTGGGAGTATTTTCAAGGCCATCTACCCGCACGATACGTTTACAACAGATCCAGATCAGGACGGATTTGTGCAGCAGCAAAATAATAATCCGCAATTGCTAATCAGTTATAACATGCTATTTAAGGCTATCCGGGGGTTGATGGGCGCGCAATTAGGCACCGGATTAGACCCGACTAACCTCGATGCAGCCGGTCAGCCTAAGTATTGCATGGAAGATTTGCGGTATTTTTACAGGTCGACCGCGAAAGGGGCAACGAGTAATCAGGCGGCATTAGACCTGTCAAATCAAATCGATGTTAAGTCGCCTCGTTTAGAAGCTGCCGAGGATTTGCTGATTAACGGCATTAAAGGTGGTTATAGTAATCCGCAACTAACCGCACTTAATTCGGGCAAAGAGTTTAACGCCGGTGTGATTTACGGGACGAAAATAACGACAACATCGAACGTACTGGATATTACCAGCCCTATCAACGCGTCATGTTACGCAATAGAGGAAAAACGCACACAACCTGGTTATTTACAACCATCATCGGGGTTAACAGGTACGTTCTATCTAAATTCCGCAGCATCCAGGTCGGATAATGATTTGCACTTCGTTTATGTGCGTCCGGCGGCTGAAATTGGCGGTTGGTATCAACCGTTGACCGTTTCGGACGGATGCTTATCGTTTAGCGGCGTTTCGGGCGAAGTTTATAACTGGCCGCTTAGTCCTATGCAGAATTTACTACGCGGGTCGAATTACCTCGCTTCGGTATTCGATAAAATGCAGGGTTACACGATTTACCTTACCGGGGCCGATAAAAATACATCGATGATAACGGTCGATCTGAACGGGCGAAGGGTTGCTGAAAGCGATGTGGTGAATGTTTCGGATTTGGGCGCGCAGATATTTATTCCTTATTATGATAACATAACAACGGGCATGCAATTTAATGCGGAGCAAATGTTATCGGTAAATCCGTTCGGTGAGGTTTGGTTTATGTATCGCGGTATAAACTGGAAAGCGTTCATAAATACCGTTTCCGTTGATTGCGGAAGCAACTCGCCGCAGGGTATTAAGGTTTTGTTAACACCGGGGAATGATTTGGGGATGAGGGTATTTTAAAATCGGTAAAAGTTGGCGTAAAATTGCTTTCATCATGTGGACGGGTATGGAGTTCCCGGCCTGTTTGTAGGCAATAGTATCATTTTTGCTAATTATATAATCATCACTAAACCCCTGAAACCTCATACATTCACGCGGTGTTACTACACGTAAATTATTTGTTATCACTTTTGGAACGTGCGATATTGATAGTGTATTTAAAATTCCGTTTTCTTTGTGGTAAACAGCTTCCTGGCACCCACTACCATCTTTGCGAACTGCTCTAATATTATTTTCGGTTTCTTTAAATGTGTGAATACGTTTATTTATACTATCTACGTTTATTAATTTCATCCCCGCGTGAGTTTCACCATCCCCGCGTGCCAAAACCGAACTCATTATATCGTCAGGTTCAAAAATATTATCTAATGGGTTTTGATTGCTTTTCCATTTAGATATATTCTTTATTTGACTTTCACTCAAATGATACTTCTCATCAACTTCACTTTCCAACAAATCAATCAACCTATCCTTTAACACTACCCGTTTAGGCCAAACAAATTTACTTGGCAAATCGGACCGGATGCCAATAATAAAAACCCGTTCCCGGTTTTGAGGCAACCCGTAATGTTTGGCGTTTAATACCCGGTAATGCAGGTTGTAACCCAAACTACCAGGATGGTTAAACATATTCGGTTGCCCGTTGCGTGAGCATCCCAGTAATTCAAGCCACTTGCCAAATGTTTTACCCGAAGCATCCGATAGCAAGCCTTTTACATTTTCAATTATAAATACTTTCGGCCTTTGATTTTTAACGTAACGAATAAAATCATATATCAGCAATCCGCGTGGATCGTTTTCACCTTGACGTTTTCCCGCTAAACTAAATGACTGGCATGGAATACCAGCGACAACAATATCGGCATATAATCCCGGATCGATCCAACTTTCCATAGTCATATCCTCAAGCATAATTCCAGGTGTGAAATTAGCCAAATAGGTTTGCCGTGCGAATTTGTCTTTTTCACAGGCAAAAACGTTTTCGTGTGGGATATCTAACTCTTTTAAGGCTTGTTCGGGACTACCGATACCGGAACACATCGTGCCGATTTTAAACGGAATTATTTTGCTCAATTCAGGCGAATTGCTTAATTTTGTCATAGTCTTTAAAGTTTGCGCAATAAAGATACGAAAAACCTTTGCAGAAATGTAAGGGTTTTTTAATTATATTTACACCCATGTGTCAATGCGGTCAATGTGAAATTTGTTTATGCCATAAGCCGGAGCCGGTTGAGGCCGCTAAAAGGTAATGCCCGGTGTTTTCTACATATCCGGCCTTAACGGTTTCCGCTGGACACTCGAAACGTTCACTCCCGACCCGAAACTCAATAATTTACCCGCCGACCTCGAAATAGACGACCAGAATTATGCCGTTCCCATCCAAAAGGGAACGGGCAACGGCGACGGGGATAGCGACTTTCCGGCTTTAGTTTTGTTGTCGGACTTTCCTGATATGACGCTTGAGTTTCGTAAATGTACGGGCGAATTGATTGGTAATCCCGTATTGGGCGCCACATCATCGAGTATAGTCGGACAAACATTTCTCCAATATTTGGCGACCGTAGATTTTACGGCGTTCCCGATTGGCCGGTGCTATGGCCGCGTTTCGTATGATGCGAATTTACCGGCACAAATCGCGGCAAAAGTAACGCAACTATTATCACCTGCGGTCGATGGGCAACTTAATGTATTGGTTAACGGAGTAAGCGTCGCCGATTTGATACATAACGGCGATAGCTATTCAGGTCAAGCCCTTGCGGGGCTATCTTATGAATTTACAGCGGTTAGCACGGCGGCGAGTAGTGCGGCAAATCCGCGAATAAGAATGACCGTGACAAAAGTATCGGGCGGTATCAGCCAGGTAATTTACGACAAATCAGAAGTGCAAAACGGGGCAAACTCATTCAGTTATTCAGGTATAGCACAACCCGGCGCGCAATATTCGGCGGTAGTCGTTACAGAAGATACCGCCGTTGTGGTTGCCCCGATAAATATTGCCGATACCGCGCCGGTTGTGCCGAATATCCAATCCTGGATAAGCTGCCCGATTGATGTGCAGCCGACACACGCCGATACGCAATTAATCCAGTATCAAAATTCAGAAAATACCGAAAGTGTTTTATTCCATCCGAGCGAGTTAATTCTGCAAACCCGTATCGCCGCAAACTTCATAGGTGGCTATCAGGCGAAAGATGCGCGGGAAACATTTGAAGATCAGCCGTATAATCCTGTTTTATTAAACGGATTTAATTACGATATTTATACACATTACTTAACTGGTTACGAAATACAGTTGCCCGATTGGCGGATAAAGCAGCTTAATTTAATTTGGAACAAGTGCGATCAGGTTAAGATAGATTATGATTTTTACGTAGCGGTCGGTGATTTTAAAGGCGAACGGCCAACATCGACGTATAACAGGAATGGATATAATTATGAGCGGGATCTGCAAATAGTAAAAGGTTTTGAATTTGGACAATTAACGGCGGGTATAACCCCGACAGGAGATTTAATCGTGGTAAGAAAAACATGGCCTGCAACAACGCCGTTTCCTTTATTCAGCAATTCGTTTGCTATCAATGGCGTGTTTACCCAGTATAGCACGATTGATTATTTTGAAACAATCAATCCTGATTTGAGTACATTCATCTTGAAAATCGGTACTACGGTCGGCGGCAATGATATTTACGAGGGTGAAGTCGGAACGCCGAATGCTGATGCTTCCGTTGAGTTGATCGAAACACATAGACCGTTAATCGGGTTTAACGCAGCGACTACGGTATATGTGACCATTCCGGGCGGTATAAGTATTCAATTTATTATCGTTTACGATCAGCTGGATAGTCCGCCGATAGTAGCTCCAACTGGCATGGGTTCGTCGTTGCCGCAAGGTACTATTGCATATTACAAGGAATTGGTAGCGGGCTATTTTACCCGCGATTGGGATATCGCAACGGGTTTAGGGCAAGTTGGCTCACAATATGAAGGCTGCCAAATTTATGACGAAGCCGCGGGTAAGGTTTTAGTTGCATGGGATCGGTCAACCATCGATCCGGATAAAGGGCGTGGTACGCCTGGCGTTACGGGCGCATTGGAAGTTGGCAACGTTGGTAATACGGTCACGATAGCGCGGGCTAATCTTCCTGCCGAAGGATTGAATATCTTTACTACTGAAATCAACTCGACCGATGCGGATGTTCCAGGTGTAAACGATACGGTTGCGCGCGCTTCAAATGAAAGTATATCACGAAAGGACTATGAAATACATCGCGGAACAATCGAACCGACATCGGGCCGTACGGCATTAATGGGCGCTGGAACCGCAATAAGCGTTGCCAATGATGGGTTAATTATGCTTTGTTATATCAAACTTTAAGAAATGGGCAACCGAAACTGTAAGGCATGAAAAACGAAAGCGTAATATCCCGTATCATAAGCGCAATCAAAGGCAATAGGATTGCTATTCGTGAAAATTTATTTTATGATGCCTACAAGTCAACCATAGACTTTGCCGACGATGACCTACCCAATTGGCGTGCAGTTAAAGCAGAAATAGGCAATATAAATCAAATAACAACGCCGATAACATCGGGCGTGACGGGCAATCCAATCACGGTCGCCTATACAGGAATGGTAAACCCGACGCTGATTTTTCGCAACGGGGACGGCTCGAATTATTCCGGCGCAACAAATAACGTCGATAATGGGACTGAAATAATTTTAACGGGCGATGATGACGGGCATGGCAAATTTGCGGACACTTTTTCATTTATAATTAAACCATGAAGAAATTACTTTTACTTATCACATTTTTAACGCTTTGGATTTGCGTTCGGGCGCAGCAGCATTATTGGCCGTCGAGCGTGCCGCCGGGATCAAATTCCTACGCACCGAGCTATCGTTTCACCACCGGCGCAACAGATAGCCTAAACTCATTTTATTTCAGCAATGGCGTTAAGTTTTACCAGTTTTATACGGCGGTGCAGATGCAGAGGCTGCTATCTGGTAAAGCTGATAGTGCAAGGTTGTACGGAACATATTTGCCGAGAAAACTGGATACGACCATTTGGGCGAACGATACCACTTACTTCAACAACTATATCCTTGCGCTTAACGGGCGGCATCAACTCGTAATTACGCCCTTTAAATACGATGGCGGTCAGTTCCAGTTCGATGCAAAAGTAAATTTCACGGAGCAAACCTATTTCATAAACGACATCTACCAAACTGCACCACGTAACGGAAGCGGCGTACTTGGCGTTTACGCGCTGGATAATACCCAAAGGATGGTCGTGGATACCATGCCGCACGTTAGCCAAATTACGGTTCAGGATGCCGGGCATAGCGCCACGCTGACCCGGTACGGGCTGAATTTTACCGACTATGGGACAAATAACTCGCTGTATTTGCAACCGGATGATATTATTCTTGGTAATACTACCAGCGGTATTTACTCAACCCATACCCCGCAAGGGTTGACGATAAATAACGGCGGGCACGCGGGGACTATAGGCGTTACGGGCGCAATGAGTTCGTTAATGCATTGGAATTTCCCGGCAGGCGAAAGCGGCAATGTTATTTTGGATGCGGATACAGCCAATATGCTATCTCATTATTATACAAAAGGTGCATCTGATGGCCGTTATTTCCAATTAGGTGCCTATAATTATCCAAGCGGTATTACCGAATTTGGGAATAGAACTTACTTTGATGACAAGGTAGGCATAGGTACAATCAATCCTTTTTACACATTATCGGTTTCAAATGGCGGCGCATATACATTTGATTTTGACCCGGTCGGTAAAATGATACAGGCTTACGATCACACAACGTTTGCCTTGCAGCCTTTTACATTATCTGCCAGTACGCTTAATTTAAACACACAGATTCAAACGGCTACAAGCGCCGGGGGCGATAGTGTTGTCGTGAAACATGCGGGTAAATTAGGCGCTCGTTCGTTACCAGGGGTATTAAGTGATATAGGGGCTGCACCAGCAAGCACATCATCGCTAACACCCTTGCAACAGGCAATGATTGATGTGAATGGTAAAGTAACAACACAACCGGAGTCTGTTCATCAACCTGTTAAATATGCTACGATAACACAACTGCCCTCAAATAGCTATAACAACGGAACTTCTGGTATCGGCGCAACCTTGACGGCAACAGCCAACGGTGCATTATCGGTGGACGGGGTTGCTGTTGTAGCTGGCGACAGGCTATTGGTTTGGCAGGAAAATAATCCGGCTAACGATGGTATCTACACGGTGACCGCAACTGGCGATAGTACACATGCGTATGTATTGACGCGGAGCAACTATTCTTCCGTCGCATCTAATATGGCCGCTGGAATGCAAGTGTATGTACAGGCTGGCAATTCGTTGGCCCGGCAGACATTTCAACAAACCGCCCCCGGCGCTATAACCATAGGTACAACGCCTTTGAACTGGCAGATACTTCCAAATAATTTAATGCAAAGCCCTGTATTTATCGGGGATATTCCTTCTACCGCAACAAACGCTGCACCGCAATCAATTTTATTTTACGGGAACTCTATTGTGGCTGCAAGTCCCGGAACAACTTCGCACCAAAAAACATTTACTTATAAGGTGGCTGTTGCTTACGGGGTTCAAGAGGACAATCATGCTGCTTCGGGTACATACTTAACCGACTTCTTCTCAATTCCGGCAATTAAAAGTACATCTAATCCAACCGGTTTTCAATTTGTAATGAGTATGTACGGTGCAAATGAGGCCGCTTTAGGTGATGATACAGCTACTTACCATACCAATCGGCGCAAAATGGCCGATACATTAAACGCCCGGGGCTTTCCTTATAATCAGCAGGTAATACTTGGCTGTCTGTATTCATTTTCGCGCAATACGAAGGATTTTGCTCACGTTGATAGTTTAGTGGCCATTGAAAAGGGCTGCAAGTATGTTGATCTATATTGGTCGTTTATTGCTGCCGGTGGCGCTTCATCAACCTTTCTACCCGATGGGTTGCATCCATCGAATATAGGATCACTTGCAATCTATAACCAGATAATAAACACACTTGGTAGTTCATCCGGTAATGCAGGGGTTGCAAATACGCTTACCGTAGGAAGAGGTGTACTGACACCGAATATAAACGTTTCCTACCTAAATGTTACAGCTAACAGTACGGCCAATAATAACCCGATTATAAGCTTCCCCATATATCCGGGTAATGCGGGGGTTCAGTCAACTTTTGCAAGCAATATATATTTTGATCAGATAAGCAATGGAAACGTTACGTCGCTTCTTGCCTTTAACAGTGTTTTCGGTTCTCAACTTACCTCTACCCATAATAATACTTATTTAAACGTAGCAGAGTGGTATTTTGACGGCCCACCAACAGGCACCACGGCTGCCGGTTATTCTCCTACGTTTTCAAACTCGTGGGTTGGCTATACAAAAACGGGCAACTGGTACTTTGGAGGTAATATTCAGAATAATGTTCTTACTGCTTCAAAACTTGTTTTTACAGATGCTTCAAAAAATCTTACCTCTACCGGCATTGGGCCAAGTACATCATTTATAATGGCCGACGGCAGCGCAAACTCAACCGCCTATTTACCATTAGCAGGGGGGACGGAAACCGGCCCAGTAACATTTACTATAGGTAATACAGGAATCAATACCCCTGGCGCAACTGCTCTTATGCTTAATGTAACCGGCACATCGGTACGAGACGCAACCGCAAACGGCTTAATATCTACACCCTTTACATATAATTATTTTAGCGCCGGAGGAATAGGAACCGCTCATAATGGTGTTACCTATACAACAGCCGCAACCGTTTACATTGCTGGCCCCGTAACTGCCGGAGGTGCCGGTTATACCCCAACGATAACAAATTCATACTCTTTAGACGTAGCTTCGGGTAATAGTAATTTCGGGGGAAATATAACAGCAAGCGGCGCTATTACATTTTCAGGGCTATCTAACGGAATAGCGCATATTGCCTCTGGTGTATTAAGTGGCTCATTAATTCAATCGGCTGATATAACAGCCGCGGCTGTAAACGTTTCAAAAACCGACACAACTCATACATCAACAGGGTTGGCAACCTGGAATAATTTACAAACCTATTTGACTAAGGCTTCGGCAACTTCAACTTACGCGCCATTAGCAAGCCCAGTATTTACAGGAACGCCAACGGCACCAACAGCAACGGTTGGAACAAATACTACTCAAATAGCAACAACGGCTTTTGTATTGGCTAATAGCGCACCTGCATTTGGAACTCAAACAGCAAACACGGTTTACTCCGGGCCGTCAAGCGGTAGTGCCGCAACTCCAAATTTTAGGTCATTAGTAGCGGCTGATATACCCACAACGGTTGGTAATTTAACAATTGGTACATCTTCTGGTGGCCTCACATTGCCGGGTACGGTGCAATTCACGCCAACGGCTTCGCCATCGGTAGCGGCTGGGAATGGTGGGATTTATATATCCTCAATAGCTAATAACTACTTTCAATTTTCCAATAACAATGCTGCACCGTTTAGTATAGGGGCGACAGGATCAATAGGATGGATATTAACAAGTGCGAATACAGGATCAAGAACTTATACGTTGCCCGATGCCAGCGGCACAGTAGCTTTAACAGCCACAACCCCTCAAATAAAGAATCCTCAGCGCGCAACAGCTCAAACAGCCGCAACAACCCTTACTGCTTATACTGTTGGTGCTTCTGATGGGTCATTTATCGTATCGAGCAATGTCAATGTAACAACAAGCACGCTTCATAGCTTTAGCGTTACCGTGACTTATACCGACGAAACCAACACATCAAGGGTGTTAACCCTGAACTTTTCGCAGCTTACAGGCGCATTTGTAACGACTATAACCAACGGAACCGGAGCGAGTGCATACGAGGGTGTACCAGTTCATATCAGGGCTAAGGCAGGGACGACAATACAATTTGCGACTACGGGAACATTCACAACTGTTACCTATAACTTTGAGGGGATTTTACAACAAATAAACTAAACATGAAAAGATCATGTAACAATCCAATCGTCATGACATCAGACCAACAACTCGCATTTAATCACCTGCACATCGATCAGATAGCGCAGGATCCGCGTTTCCGCAACTGGGAGTATTTAACCGAGGATCAGCGATTAAAAATTATTGACATCGCCGAGAAAAAAGCGGAATTATTTTTATATTAGCGACACTATTGATTATGTCAAACGAGGAACAGGAAAAAATGAGCAAGATCGCCGAGGACATACGGGCGATAAAACGATGGTGGCCGGTTTTCGCGGCGTGTGCAGCCGGGTTATGGTTCATCGTTAAGGTCACCATGTCGGCAACGTCGATGTATGATAACGACGTGGCTAAGAAATCCGATATCCAAGGATTGGTAAAACGGGTAGATATATTAACCCATGACATCAATTCGCTTTCCGCTTCGTTCGGCCAATACAAAACAACCGATAGCACCCTGTCAACCCGTATCGACCAGGTAGAAAAATCGCTTACAGCCGTTAAACAAAAAATATCATTCGTGACCGAAGTAAAAAAACAAGGTCACGTAAAACTTGTACCCGTTAATAACTGAAACCATGCAACCAGCCTCACCACAGCAACAAAATCAAGTCAAATGGCTTGCAGTAGCTTATGTTATTTCGGTTGCTATTGTTTGGGCATTGTTTAAGTTGATCGGGACGTGAAAGTAGTCTTCTCATAATTTAGGTTTATAATTGGTAAAAAGCAGATCGGCGCAAGGCAAGTCTGCTTTTTTTTATTTCAAATTATTTTTTCTACATTTAAGCCATGATAAACGATACCTATTTGATATGAACTATATTCAGGGCGTAGACCGATCACATCTTAACTCACCCATCCTGTTAGCCAAACTTGTAACCGAGGGGGTAAAATTCATTTGGTTTAAAGCAACGCAGGGCGCGACATATCAGGACCCGACATTTAACGTAGCTTGGCAGGAGGCGAAAAACACGCCCGGATTAATTCGCGGCGCCTATCATTTTTACAATCCGCAAGTTGATGGTAAAATCCAGGCACAAAACTTTTTGTCACGGGGTATTAATTTTTCCGCTTCGGGTTGTTTACCACCTTGCGTTGACGTAGAGGATTTGGTAGGTAAAGATCAAGCCGATACGGCGCAATTAAACAAATGGGTTGCCGATAATCATACGGTTGCTATACAGCGGTTAAACGATTTCCTGCAAGCTGTAAAAGAGCAGACCGGGCGCGACTGTATTATTTATACCTACAACAATTATCCCCGAGAGTATTTTCGCGGCTATGGCTTTCCGAATAATGAGATGTGGTTAAGTTCACTCCAAACGACCTGCCCGAACCGTTACGATAAAAATAAACTGCCTGCGTTTTGGCAATATACTTACGGTTGGAACAAGTCGGACATGGATGGGAATTATTTTACTGGAACGCAGGATGAATTGAATAATTTAGCAAACATAAACTTATCATAATGGAACAATCAAAACAATTTTCTTTAAACCTGCGCGATGCTATAAACGGACTTGTCGTAGCTGTTGGCGGTGCGGTCGTGTCTGTATTGCAAACATCGTTTACATCGGGTTCATTTACCATTAACTGGACACAACTCGGATCCGTGGCATTGGCGGCAGGATTAGCTTACATCGGTAAGAACTATTTCAGCAAGCCGACCGAAACCACCGCTCCGTCGAAATAAGCCGTTAGGAACGCATCCATGCCAGTCAGTACGGTGGTTTGTAAAAAAGCCCGGCCCTCGATAAGAGGCCGGGCTTAAACGTAAAAAACTCACATTAAAGTTTCAAACCTGTTTCCATATCGAGTTGAGCGGTCGGAACATGCCAAAACATATAAGGATGCCCGTGTGAGGCTTTATCGTTCGGCATAATCCAGGCTATCCATTTGCCGTTCATATAAATAGCCTTATACATATACTTCGGGATATTTTCACCGCTCTTGAGCTTTCCAATTGTGCCGATACCCCCGGCAATAATATGCAGGGTTGCTGTTTTCGCCCAAACCCGTTCCTGAATCTCGAGAACTTTCCAGTCACCAGCATTGAACGGGTGTATTTGAGGTAACATATTCGTCATTAAAAAACATTCGACCTTGTCGGTTGCATCACACATGGCATCGTCATAGCTGAATAAATGGCCTTTGTCATAGCCCGAATTGGCATAATCTTTCGGCGTTGCACTTCCCGGTATCGCCTTATCTTGTGCAAAAGCGTCTTTCCTGGCTTGTGGTGCGCACGAAACCATTGCTGGCGTTAAATACCATGACACACTATCAGGAACGCGCTGTGAGGCGTTATAATGCGTTACAAACGAGTGGTGCTTTACGGTTTGCGCGAACACTCCGTTCGCGAGTAGGAGTAATAGGATTAGTTTTTTCATTTGAGTTTGATATGATATTTGGTTTCAAGCCCTGTTTTTACGCTGTCAATAAAATGACGCTTTTCAATATCGTACATGATAAACTGAACACTATCTGCCTTGTTTTTATATAGCAGCCACTTTTTATTAAAATCTGAATCATCATTATTGTAACCACGTATATCAAAATAATAATCGCTTATGTCTTGATATTTATTAATGCTGTCACGATAGCTTTTTAATTGAGGATAAATCTTTTTTAAACTATCGGTTTTGCTTTGCCCCTTAACAGAAGAACAGGCAAGCATTAGTAATAGATAAATTAGTGTTTTCATTTGAGTTTGATTAAGTGGTTAAAAAGACGGTTTGATTTTGTTTTTTATCCTCCAAAACAAACCGTCAAACAAACATCGGGCTTCTTTTACGCTTTTTTAATAAACGTTTGATAAACATACGACCCCAGGACGATCACTTTCGACCATGCGGTTCCGGGCGACAACAACGATCCAACCAGGTTAAACAACCCGGTGAAAAACGTATTATGCGCTAAGTCATCCGGCAACTGGTTCGCATGTGCCTGTAAATTGGCAATCGTTTCGGCCAATGTCGGGGCGGCGATACTTTGCGTGATGTTTAACGCCTTACTGGCTTGCGTTAACAGCCCGTTAAGCGTATCTTCCGTCCACGCGGGGTTGATCTGCCTTAGCAGGTACGAAACGACTACCGGGTTTTCGTTCAGGTTGGTTTTAATCACCTGAACGGCTTGCGAGGCTTGTTTTAAAACTGCCTGCACGGCTGGTTCTTCGGCCGCGAATAGTTTAGCGAGTGCTTTCGCTTCGTTGCCGACAAAGGCGACGATTTTGCCCGGTTCGCCGGCGATTGCTGCGAGTACTTTGCCTACGCCTGTTTTTGTTTTGGTTGGGGTTGCCGGAGCCTC